TTGAATGGCTTAGAATCCGATGGTAGATACCACAAGATAGAGCGTGATGACCTTTGCAAGACATTTGTTGCGTGGGACTTGGGCATGGGTGACAGTACATCTATCTGGGTCGCTCAGTTGGCTAATAACGAAGTAAGGCTCATGGATTACATAGAGAATCATGGGCAAGGTTTAGATTGGTACGTTCGGGAGTTGACTAACCGAGGTTGGCACAAAGCACCTCAGTTACTACCGCACGATGTACAGGTCAGAGAGCTAGGCACAGGCAAGAGCCGTTTAGAGGTTCTACAAGAGGCGGGACTCGACTGTACGGTAGTGGGTAGGCTAGGCGTAGATGATGGCATACAAGCCGTTAGAAGGCTGCTGCCGAGGTGTTATTTCAATGTGCCACAGGTTAAGCAAGGTTTGGATTGTTTGCGTAACTATAGGCGAGAGTTTGACGAAAAGAGACAAGTGTTTTTCGACAAGCCTTTGCACGATTGGTCGAGCCACGGTTCAGATGCTTTCCGCTACTTAGCGGTCGGTATGGATGAGCGAGGCTCAGGATGGGGTAAGCCGTTGAATGTAAATACTAAGTGGGTGGTCTAATGTTAGTAGAACGCCGAGGCAATCCGGTAACTCGTGAAGAGTACGATAATTTATTAAGGCGTGTTCAAGCGCTTGAGGAAATGTATGGACGATGGGAAACTGAAGTCGATTCTGGAAAACGAAATCGACAACGCAATCGGGTATCTGGACACGGAAACGACCGAGGCGAGAACCAAAGCCCTTGAATACTACCTACGTCAGCCTTATGGCAACGAGGTAGAGGGTCGTAGCCAAATCGTAACGGGTGAGGTTGCAGAGGCTATTGATGGCGCTCTGCCGCAGCTCGTGCGTGTCTTTACTCAGTCGGATGATATTGTCCGCTTTGAGCCAAAAGGACCAGGCGATGAGGAAGGCGCTAAGCAAGCTACGGACTACTGTAATTGGGTGTTCTACTCGCAGAACCCAGGCTTTACGATCCTGCATAACTGGTTTAAAGACGCTCTCCTGCAAAAGAATGGCGTGGTTAAGTGCTATTGGGATGTCAAGGAAGATGTAACCAAAGAGGAATACCGTGGGCTGACAGACGAGGAGTTGATGCTCCTAATGTCGGACGGTAGCCGTGAGGTTGTAGCTCAGGACACCACAATAGTAGAAGAGATAGGCATGGATGGTCAGCCTATCGTTATGCAGACAAATGATGTAATTGTCTCAAAACGTACACAACATGGCGCAGTCAAGGTAGAGAATGTGCCGCCTGAAGAGTTCCTAATCAGCAAGCGTGCAAGATCAATTGCTGACAGTCCGTTTGTTGCACATCGTAAGCTGTTGCCACGTTCAGACCTTATCGCAATGGGCTTTGACCCTGAGATTGTGGAAAACTTACCGTCTTATAACGACCTGAGTTTCACAGACGAGCGATTGGCACGATACAGCCGAGGTGAGCAGCCGGACGAAGAGGCATCACTTGACCATAGTATGCAAGAGATTGAGGTGTACGAAGCCTATCTTATGACAGACTATGACGGTGACGGTATCGCAGAGTTGCGTCAGATATTCTACGCAGGTTCAGACATCCTGAGCAACGTAGCAACAGATTACAACCCGTTCCACTCGCTCTGCCCTATCCCGATTCCGCATAAGTTCTTTGGCGAATCGTTGGCAGACCGGAGCATGGACATTCAGTTGATTAAGTCTACTGTTGTCCGTCAGATGCTAGATAACCTTTACCTGTCTAACAACGCCCGAGTCGGTGCTGTAGAGGGTCAGGTTAACTTGGATGACTTGCTGACCGTTACGCCTGGTGGCGTGGTTCGCATGAAGTCTCCAAACGCAGTCGTACCCATGCAAGTGCCAAGCGTTATCGCCCAAGCGTTTCCAATGTTGCAATACTTGGATGACGCACAAGCTAAGCGCACAGGCGTATCGGATATGCAGCAAGGGTTAAACCCCGATGTGTTGCAGAACGTAACGGCTGCGGCTGTTGCTGCGTCTACCGCTGCGGCAGGTGGCAAGCTAGAGCTAGTGGCTCGTATTTTTGCCGAGACAGGCGTTAAAACCCTGTTCCAAGGCATCCTACAGCTACTTTGTAAGTATCAGGACAAGCCTACTGTCATGCGTTTGCGTGGCAAGTATGTGCCTGTAGACCCTCGTGAGTGGTCGAATCAGTACGATGTAGACATTTCGGTGGGTTTAGGGACAGGCTCGAAAGCCGAGCAGATGACTATGTTGCAGATGGTGCTTGCTAAACAAGAGGCAATCTTGCAACAGTTCGGTCCTAACAACCCATTGGTATCTGTCGGACAGTATCGTGGCACGCTAGGTCGGTTTATCGAGGCAGCAGGGTTTACAGACAGCGCAGAGTTCTTTAAGGAGATTACTCCCGAAATTGAGGCGCAACTTGCACAGCCTAAGCAGCCACAGCCTGACCCAACTACAGCCGCTCTGATTCAGCAATCACAAGCACAGATTCAGATTGCCCAACAGAAAGCACAGGCAGATGTACAGGCAGCACAACAGAAGGCTATGGCTGACATTCAGTTGCAGCGTGAGAAAGCAGCCGCAGAGATTCAGTTAATGCGGGAAAAGACAGAGGCACAAATGGCGCTTAAGGCTCGTGAGCTAGAGGCTGAGATTCAGCTAAAAGCCGCAGAGTTAAGCGCTGGCATTACTAACAACGCAAATATTCGGGGCGTGTAATATGGCAGGTGATTCCGGCTATGAGATGAGTGAAGAAGAAGGGCGGCAACTACAAGCAGAGCACGCCGCTCGCCTAGCTGCTCAGGGTTATCCCCGAGCGCAACAAGAGCTAGACGCACAAAACGCTTTCCAAGCTGCTCAAGCAGCACAGGCTATACAAGAGACACAACAAGCCGCAGCGCAAGCTCAGGCTCGTGCAGATACTTTAGTCGGCACTCCTGTATACGAGGCGGCACAGGCGGTAGCTAATGACTTAATGCAGCAAGCTGCTACGCAACAAGTTCAGCAAGCGTATTACCAAAACCCAAGCGCATTTACAGGTGCTACGCAAGCGCCTCGTACAATTAGCACAGAAGGCTTAACGGCTGCTAATCTTGATTGGCGTGGTCAACCTACTCTGTATCTTGATAGTAGCGGGAATGTTAAGGGTGTATATACATCTGCCGGTGTAGTACCTGTAGATTCGCTTAATGTATTGTCAGGCGGTAAACCCGTTACGGCTGATACCTTGGTGCAAGCTACGACAGAGGATGGTCAAAAGTTATATTTGTCAGACCCAAACGACCCAAGCTCACAAACTACACGTAATACAGGTATTCCTGCTATCGGTGGGACTGTTGCACAACAAGCGTTTTTCATGCCAAAGGATAGTAGTGGGTTTGGCACTATTGCCGGTGACTTTGCGGGTATGGCTAAAGACCCTGCATTTTGGAAGTTTCTAGCGTCTGCGGCTGCTATTACAGGTGGTGGATTGGCGCTTAACAGTGCTTTTGGTGTGGGTGGACTAGGTGCGGCAGGTGGTGCTACAGCTTTCCCTATCGCTGAAGCCGGCTTATTGGGAGCTACTGAGCTTGGTGCGGCTGGTGCTGGTGGTATGAGCGCAGCGGAAGCTCTTACGGCTGCTGCAAATGCGGGTGGTTTAGGGGCAGAGTTTGGTGTGCAAGGTGCTCTTGGTGGCTTAGGCGCTGCGGGTGCTGGTGGCATGAGTGCCGCAGAAGCGCTTGCATTAGCCTCGGAAGGCGGTCTAGGTGCTGAGTTCGGCGTACAGGGTGCGCTAGGTGGGTCAGGTGGAGGTTTAGGCGCTTTGTTTGGTGGCTTGGGATCAAGCTCGCTATTACAAGGTGGACTAGCTCTAGGTGGTCTAGCTGCGCTTAACGCTCTAGCTCCAAAGATAGGTGGCGGTGGAAGTACCGGAGGTGCTGCTCCTAGCGGCTTAAGTTCAGAGCAATTAAAGGCAATCGTATCTACTATGCCTAGCGCTATGGGGCAGTATATGTCTTTGGCTGGTAATCCATACGGCTACGGTGGCGGCACGATTGACAGTGCCAATGCAAACCTAGCTAACCTGTTTCCAGGCTTTAGCTTGCCGACAACAGGACCGTACTTCGGTGCGGGTAGGTTTGGCGATTACTACGCACCACAAGCATTGCCTACAGCACCAATATCTCCTACAGGGTTGGTATGAACAGATCAGAGCGTGCAGCAAGCCTTTTGAGAGACGAGTTCTTTGTAGAAGAGATTGAAAGGCTCAAACAGATGTACGTCACACAGATTGTTAACTCAAACGCAGAGGACATAGACGGTCGGGAACAAGCCTACCGGAATTACTCCACGATTGAGCAAATTGTTTCTCACTTTCAATCTATAGCGGATGACGCAAAGATTAACGAGAAACGATGGAAGATATTTTAGGAATATGCGCCAAATGGTGCAAAACTGCGCTAGACAGTATCTAGCAACATTAGGGTAATCAAATGAGCGAAAACATGACTCCCGCAGAGGGAAATGGGACGCTTTCGGTGGATCAAGCCGCCGGAGCATTTTTAGGGCTAATGGGTGGTGAGGACTCGCAAGAGCAACCAGATACCACACCTGAATCCGAAGAGATAACTCAGGAAGCACAGTCAGACGAGGAGCAATCCGAATCAGATGGTGAGCAAGTTGAAGAACAAGAGCAAGTAGAAGAGCAACCTCGCTACAAGGTGAAAGCCTCGGGTGAAGAAATAGAGGTCACGCTCGATGACTTAATCAAAGGTTATCAACGAGAGGCAGACTACACTAAGAAAACCCAAACACTCGCAGAACAGCGCAAGCAGGTCGAATCTGAGCGCCAAGTAATCGAGCAAGCAAAGACAGAGAGAGATCAGTACCAAGCTAGGCTTGCACTAATTGAGAACGCATTAAAGTCTCGTGAGCCGCAGGAAAACCTAGAAACTCTTAAGGAAACCGACCCGATTGGGTATGCAGTAAAGGTAGCCGAACAAACTCAGCGAGAGAGGCAGCTACAAGCTATTCAGCTAGAGCGAGCACGCATTGCCCAACAGCAACAAGCGGAGCAGACTCAAAACTTAAATAGTCATTTAGCTACTGAAGCGCAGAAGTTAGCAGAGGCAATACCTGAATATGCAGACGAGCAAAAGTCCGTACAAGTCAAAAAAGACATACGAGATTATGCTAGGAAGATTGGATGGTCGGACGAAGAGTTGGCTAGTGTGTATGACTCTCGTGCCGTTCTGACTTTGTATCGTGCGATGCAATACGAGAAGCTAATGGGCAACAAGGCAACCGTAACCAAAAAGGTTAACGAAGCCCCTAAGATGCTCAAGCCTGGCGTATCCCGTCAAACAGATGCAAATGCAGATCAGACTAAGAAAGCCCAAAACCAGCTCAAGCGAACCGGAAAAGTCCGAGACGCAGCGAGCGTATTTGAACGATTCATTTAAGGAATTATTATGCCTACATTTACCGCACATAGTGCTATTGGTCAGCGTGAAGACCTAACCGATGTTATCTATAACATCTCCCCAACAGAAACCCCATTGCTGAACACTTTGGCTCGTGCTAAAGCTACAGCCGTGTACCACGAGTGGCAGACAGACAGCCTGTCCGCAGCTACTACTGCTAACGCAGCAGTTGAAGGTGCTGACGCTACTTCGGCAACACTCAGCCCAACAACCCGTCTTGGTAACTACACCCAGATCGTTCAAAAGACGATTCAAGTGTCCGGCACTCTTGAGACTGTTAACAAAGCAGGTCGCAAGTCGGAAAAGGCTTACCAATTGGCTCGTGCATCAAGCGAGTTGAAGCGTGACATCGAAACGATCCTTTGTGCAAACCAAGGTCGTAGCGCAGGTTCGTCAAGCACAGCCCGTACAATGGGTTCGATGCTGTCGTGGCTTGTTTCTAACGTAGACAAAGCCTCTAACGGTGCAAACCCAACAACTATCGGTGTGTCGACCCGTTCGGACGGTACTGCTCGCACGTTTACTGAGACTCTTCTCAAGAACGTGATTGCATCCGTTTACTCTTCGGGCGGTTCGCCAAAAGTGTTGATGGTTGGTACGGCAGGTAAGCAGAAAGTGTCGAGCTTTGCAGGTATTGCTGCACAGCGCTACATGGCTCCAGCCGATGCTCCTACTACCATTATTGGTGCGGCTGACGTGTACCTGTCGGACTTCGGTTCGGTCTCTGTTGTTCCTAACCGTTTCATGCGTGCAAGCGATGCTTTCGTGCTCGATCCTGAGTACGCAGCAGTTGCCTACCTACGCCCATTCGCAACAAACGAATTGGCTAAGGCTGGCGATAGCGACAAGACTCAGATTCTTGCTGAGTTGACGCTTGAAATGCGTAACGAAGCAGCTCATGGCTTGGTCGCTGACCTGAACATGGCGCTGTAATCTCAACTTGAGATAGGGGTAGGGCTTCGGCTCTACCCCACCACTAGGATTATGAAAAAACTATTTAATGTTGACACCGAAGTAGGTAGACATACGGTAGCCCACGATGACGGAGATGGTGGACTAATCCTCGAAACCAAACAAGATATTTCAGAAATACTAGAAGCAAACAAGCGGGACTACAACAGCATTACTTCTGTAGACCGTTGGGGTGATTTAACACATATAGCTCGGATACCTTACACGGTCATTGATGATCTGAATAGAAAGGGTATTATGAGAGGGTTCGCAGTTGTTGACGAAGGCGCATTTGCTGCTTTCCTTAACAATCCTGATAACCGATTTTTGCGTGTTCGCCCAGGGAATATATGAAGATAGCAATTTGTGTACCTTGTAGAGACAGTGTTATGTCGGGCTTTGCCTTTGACCTAGCAAATATGGTTGGTTACACAGCAAGAAATACCGACCACAAGATAACTTTATTACAGATGCCAGGCACGCTAATCTTTACGCAGCGTGAGATGTTGGCGGCCGATGCTCTAGCAGACGGTGCGGAAGCTATCTTATGGATTGACTCAGATATGCGGTTTCCGGCAAATACGCTAGAAGTGATGTTAAGCCGGAAAGTACCTATCTTGGGAGTTAACGCTACGACACGCAGAACACCAATTCTCCCCACAGCATTAAATCTGGAGATGGAGAAAGACACTGCCGTATTACGCAAGGTAGAAAGTAGAGGCAAGCAAGGGATAGAACAGGTAACAGCCGTAGGATTCGGGGTTACGCTTGTTAAATCTCAAGTATTTAGGGAAATCCCTAAGCCTTGGTTTAACATTATCTGGAAGGATGATGGAGACATTATTGGCGAGGATGTACATTTCTGCGTCAAGGCGCTAGATTTCGGGATAGAAACTTATGTCGATCACGACCTAAGCCCGTTAATCAAGCATATAGGCACAAAAGAATACGGATGGGATGACGTAAAACATGGCAATAACAACATACAGCGACCTGCAAACAACAATCGCAAGCTATCTCGCAAGAAGTGACCTAACGGCTCAGATACCGGACTTTATCCGCTTAGCCGAGACACGATTGCGTAGGGACTTGCGTATCCGGCAGATGATGAACGCAGCCACTACAAGCACTACGGGTGGCGATGCTACCGTAGCCTTGCCTAGTGACTTCCTAGAGGTGCGTGACCTTACATTGTTGACTAACCCAGTTACGCCATTAAACTACATCTCCCCATCCGTATTCTCTCGTAACGCTCGTGTGACTGAATCAGGTAGACCATTGGATTACACCATCTTGGCTACCGAGTTTAAGTTTGCACCCGTACCGGATACTGCGTACACGATTGAGATTCTGTATTACGCAGCACCAGCGTTCCTAACAAGCTCAAACCCTAGCAATACATTCCTAGCCGTTTGCCCTGACCTACTGCTTTACGCATCCTTGGTCGAGGCAGAACCGTACCTTATGAACGATTCACGGATTCAGGTATGGGCGGGTATGTAT